ATGAAACTTAAAAATCTAAATTCATATTTAGAAGATTATTACCCAACTAAAGAAAAAATAAAACGTACAAAACCTCGTAAAAAAGATTTGGATGGACCAAAAAGAGGTCGTACGTTTAAATCAACTAAAAAATAATATTATGGCTTACGAAAGACAAGTAGACGAACATTTAGATAGATTAGATCAATCTTTAGCACGTTTACACACAATGATTAAAAGAGGTGAAAATGCGGCTGCTAGTCGTTTTATGTTAGAAGGTGAATTAAAAGACCGTTTTGAAGAACTTAAAAATATAATAATTATATCTCGCACAGGTAATTATGGGGCTAGAGGTGTTCAAAATACACGCCCACTTTAAAAAAATAAAAAGGTTATGTTATCAGCAGAAAAAATTCAATCAAATTGGAATCGTTATTTAAACGAAATAAAAACTAATATATCTAAAGAACGAACAGATATTTTACTTCCATTCTTAGATGAATATAAAGAAAGATTTATGATGATGCCAGCAGCAGCTAAAAATTGGCATCACTCAGCATTCGCTGGTGGTTATGTTGATCATGTTTTACGTGTATATGATTGTGCAAATGAATTATATAAAACGTGGAATAAAATGGGTGGAGACGTATCTACATACTCTGTTGAAGAGATGCATTTTGTTGCTTTATTCCATGATTTAGGTAAGATGGGTCAACAAGAAGGCGAATATTACCAACTAAATGATTCACAATGGCATATTGATAAATTAGGTCAAGTATATAAATTTAACACTGATATCCCAGCTATGAAGGTACCAGAACGATCTTTATTTCTATTACAAGAAATTGGTTGTAAAGTAACCCAAAATGAATTTATTGGTATTAAGATACATGATGGTTTATATGATGAATCAAATAAGTTTTATTTTATGTCTGGTATGAAAGAAACCAAATTAAGATCCCATTTACCATTATTAATGCACCAAGCAGATCATATGGCTGCTCAAATAGAGTATGAAATTTGGAATAATGCTACAGATGCAGTACCTAAACAATCATCTAAACCTAAAAATGCTAGTAAAGGTGATAAAACATTAAGAGCAGCTAAAAAAGTAAATACCCAAAATAACCCAAAACTAGCATCAGCAACATTAGATGTTATAGACTCATTTTTTAAAGATTAAATATGATAACACTTAGCATTATATTAGCAGTAGTAATAACAGCTTCTTTTTTTGTAATTAGAAATTTAATTATTAAAAATGAACGTTTAGAAGATTTTATATCTAAACAAAGTGAAGCTATAGAGGCTTGTGATAAAAGATTAAAAGAAATTGACGATAAAGGTATATTTTATGCTGATGATCAAATCGGTTTCTTTTTTAAAGAAGTACAAAAAATACAAGAAGCATTAAACGAATTTACCCTTAAATAGACCCTTAAATGTCAGATGAAAAAATTAAAGAACCGGCTACCACCGGTTCTCTTACTCCCGAACCTATTGTTAAAAAGAAAAGAGGCAGAAAACCTTCTAAAAAACAATATTTTACATCAGATGTAGATGTAGCTATACAAGAATATTTAGCGTCATCTAACCAAGAAGAAAGAAACGAAATATATCGTACTCGTATAGCATATGCATTTTATAAATTAGCTGAAAATTTAATACATACATTTAAATTTTACTATACAGAAGTTGAGTCATTAGAAGATTTAAAACATGAAGTATGTTGTTTTTTCTTAGAAAAATTAGACTATTGGAAACCAGAAAGAGGCACTAAAGCATTTAGTTATTTTTCTATTGTAGGTAAAAATTATCTTATATTATATAATAATAACAACTATAAAAAGAAAAAACAAAAAGCTGATCCTTTAGCTGCAGATGAAGATACAGGAGTTTTACGTCAATTAGGAAGAGATCAACGTAAACAAGATATAAAAGATTTTATTGATTATTTTACTGAATATGTAGATAAACATATGTTTTCTTTATTTAAAAAAGATCATGATAGAAAAGTATGTGATGCCGTAAATGTATTATTTAAACGTAGAGAAAATTTAGAAATATTTAATAAAAAAGCACTTTATATTTATATAAGAGAAATGACTGGTGTAGATACTCCTGTAATTACTAAAGTAACTAAAGTATTAAAAAAATTATATAAAAAATTATATACTGAATACGCTGAAACAGGTTACGTAAGAATCTAGTTTTTCCATATTTATTATAAAATAGTATGGATCCATTAAACCAAATATTATTCGATGATGTTTCTTTTTCTGATTTATTAAAAGACATCCATGGTAACCAAAAGAAAAAAGCCAAACAATTAGCTCAACTTATATCTGAGTTAAAACCACTAGTACAATCTTTAGGTGATGCTACTGTTGTAGTACCATTAATTAAAGAATATATGGAAATTAGTGTAAAAAATGATGATGCATTAATAAAAATGGCAGCTATTGTACAACGTTTATCTACAGGTACAGCTAGTTCAGGTGATGGTGGATTATTAACAGAAGACGAAATGGCTCAACTTCAAGAATTAACTGAAGAAATAGCTAAAACTGTTGAAGAACCTAAACAATTAGAAGTACCTAACCAAAATGGCAATAGTAAATAGATCAACTAATCCTAGTAATAAATTTAGAAGAAAATCTAAAAGAAATTTAATACCCGTAAGAGTATTAGATATTATCTTGGATGAAAATCACCCTAAATTTAGTGAATATGGTGAATATGATTCTATAGGAACTATAATTTATAGTGAAGTAGATAAAAATATAACTAAAGAATATTTAGAAAACCCAAACGTAGCTAGACCTTTATATTCTTATTTAAAATATTATCCTCTTGTAAATGAAGTAGTATTAATATTAACTACAGCAGATAAAACTATATATAATACAGGTTTTGATACAACTTATTATTTACCTTCTATAAATATATGGAATCACCCCCACCATAATGCTTTACCTAACTTAAATGATTTAAAAATTAATAACGCAGATCAACAAGCAGATTATGAAGAAATTGAATCAGGGATAGTTAGAAGACCAAAAGATGGTGGAACTGATATAGAATTAGGACAATATTTTAATGAACAAGATAAAATAAAACCTTTATTACCTTTTGAGGGAGATGCTATTATAGAAGGTAGATTTGGAAATTCTATTAGATTTGGTTCTACTACAAAACAAAATATAAATAATTGGAGTTTTTCAGACCCTGAATATATAGGAAGTCCTATAACAATTATTAGAAATGGTCAAACTAGAAATGTAGATAATGAAAGTTGGAAACATATAGTAGAAGATTTAAATTCTGACGCATCCAGCATATATTTAACCTCAGATCAAGCTATATCTAATTTTAAAACAGCTGGAATCTCTACATTAGATGAATTAACAGTTTCATGGCCTAGTTTTGGGCAACCAGACCCAGATACTACTAGAGAAATAGAAATAGAAGAAACAAATATAGAAGATTTATCTGAAGGCGAAGTACAAGAGATAGTACAAGGAGACGAAGAAATAACAGAATTAACAGAGGAAACAGGAGATATTACTATAATAGAACAACTTCCACAAACTGTAGAAGAAGAAAATAGTAGTGAAATAATTAAATATGTTAATAGTGTTTTTGGTAAAAATATAAAATTACCATTATTAGCGGGAACGGATAGATTATTTGCTGTTGTAAAAACAAGTGAATTATTACAACAAGCAGATGGGGAATCTAGAATAGTATATTGGCCAAATAAAACAACTTCCTCTCCCTCTAGTGAAGTAACTGCTAAAAAACTCATAGAAATAATGAGTTATTATAAAATAAAACCTTCCCCTGGAAAACCAGCTTTTTACACAGGTTTTTCAAAAACAGCTATAAATGCAAATTTAGCAGACGAATATTTTAGAGCACATTTTTTACCTGTAGCTAATAGTATCCATATTCCCTCTTATCAGGGATATATGAATTTATATAAAGATGCAGTAGCTAATGAATTTGTAACAGAAGAAGAATTAGATTATAGAATAAGAGTCCAAATATTAGATGATATATGGGCGGAAATAGCTCATGCTGCTGACATTGATCTTAATGGGGTAGGAGGTTATTTAAAAGATGATATTGGTGGAACTGTAGGAGATTGGTTTAAAAAACTATTTACAGGTGAAGTAAGAAGAAAAGATAAAGATCAACCAGAAGCAGTATTTATTCCTGAAAATTATGCAAATTTAAATCCGGAAGATAAAACATTCTCAATTAGGATTCTTGATCAACCAGTAACACCAGGTGATGGAAGTATAGCTATAGCTGATGGTGATATTAACGTAAGATTAGAATTTAAAAATATACCCGAAGGTAATCAAGATAATTATTATATGGTTAAAATGCCTAGACTTATGGGAGAAGATATAGGCCCTAATAGAGTATTTAAGTCTAATAGTTATTTAAATTCTGAAAACATAAAAATAATAAAAACATTTGCGGAACAATCTTTAGAAAAAAATTATGATATAATAATTACTTTAAAATATGTAGATTTAAGTTTAATAGGAGATGGTGAATATGATAATTTAGCACATTATGAAGGCAGAACCCATAATTTAGTAGAACCTCAACTGGAATCAATATGGTTAACAGATTATAGTGCAGATGATGATTTAGCTCAAGGAGATGATGTAGAATCAATATCTGAATCTAAAACAGAAGCAGAAACAAAATATGAAGAATTAGCATTAGCAAAAGGAATCTCTACACCACCTAAAAAATATTATAATCAGGCAACAGGTGAATACATAATAAAAGATAAAGAAATTCCTTTACCAGAAGGAAATACTATTGATGGGGAGGGTAAAAGTATAGACCAATCCACAGCACAAAAGAAAGCAAGAAGAGATGCAGAACAAAAAGCAAATCAGTTAGGAGCTAGAGTAGGTGCATTAGTAAAAGCTACACCTAGTAAATTAGGAGACCAATTTATTTATAGAGCAACTTATATTTTAATAAAACCAGAATAATGAGTTACGTACCACAACAACCAAATATATACCAAGGAAAGCAAGTAATAATAAACTCAGATAGATTATTATTTAATGCTAAGGATGATTCTATTTTATTAATAGCTGATAAATCAATAGCTTTTAATACTAAAGGAACAATAAATTTTGACACAGGAACAAATGTTGAAAATAATAAATTTATAATTAATTCCCCTAATATACATTTAGGTTTAAAAATATCTGATAACTTTGCTCCACCAACAGAACCAGGAGTATTAGGAGATGCATTAGAAACTGTTCTAAACGATTTAATAGATTATTTATATAGTGATTTAATTATATTTTTAAGATCAGAATATAGACAAAGAATCCCAGGGGGTTCAACTTTAGGAGTTTCATCATCAGTTAAATTTAATAATTTAAGAAAAAAATTAGATATAATAAGAAAAACACTAAAAGACTTTAAAAGTAACACAGTAAAATTAACATAATGGCAGAATTCGAAGCAAATCAATTTAGACCAGATTTAAAAGAAGAATTAGGAGAAGTAGGATATGCTATAGTTCAAGCTTTAAAATCAGACCCAACTAGCTTTACAATAACATTACAAAATATGATACATGGAAAAGTCATAGAATATGAAGAGAAAGCAAAAGTAGAAGTAAAAAGAGAATTAGATAAAAAAAAGAGAGAAATTGAAGAAAAACTCCCTACACAACAAGAATTAATTGATAAATTTACATCTTTTGCTTGTAGCCCACCTGCCCAAAAAGCTATGACAAGGTTGTATAATAATTTTAAAGGAGCTATAGATAAGGCAGAAAAAATAGCTAAACCAATTCAACAAAAATTAAATTCATTATTAGAACAAGGTGAAAATATAAAAAATATTATTAGAAATTTAGGAGAAAAATTGCTAAAAATAACAACTATAATTGCATTAATATCTGCTATAATTACAATATTAAAAGCAGTATTATTAGCTATAGGAAGTATACCTCCTCCTTTTACAGTTCCTTTTGGTGTTTTATACCCAATAGCACAAATTATAGTTAAAATAGAAGAAGTAGTAGATTCTTTTAAAGCAGTATTAGTAGAATCTTTACCCGAAACCTTAGCAGATTTAGGTAATTTAGTATCTAAGATAGGTTTAGCTATAATTAAGCTTATAACTACTATAGTAGGATTAGTAGCAGCTATAGAAGTCATAAGAAGAACTTTAGAAGCTTTATATTTAAAATATTTAAACACTTGTAATGTAGCTCCTAACGATCCCGATGGGTCTATTAATACAGATGCTCTTACTTATTTAGAACAATCAGATGATGATATAAACAATTATTATGATGAAACTTTAAGAGCTCTCAAGGCGGATGGTAACGAAGAAATAATAGAAAAAATATATAATGCTAATTTCCAACAAATAGGATATAGACGTTATAAAATTTAAAATTTATTTATATTTATTAACAAACATTAATTAACAACATGAAAGCAAAAACTTTTGAAAATCTAATTAGAAAAGTAGTTAGAGAAGAAATCGATTATGCGTTACGTAGAGAAATCAAATCACTTAAGGAAGATTTACGTGATGAACTTAAACCAAATATAGTAGAACATACTGAAAGAATGGTTGAAGTACCCAAACAATCATCTTTAAAAGAAAAAATAATGGGTAAAAAACCATTTAAAAAACAACAGTTTGTAGGTAATAATACTTTAAATGATCTTTTAAATGAGACAGCAGCCGGTGATACAAATACACAAACAGCTATGGCTCCTATAAGTGACCCATTTAGTACAGGTGCACCTATGGACGTAATCGGTATGCCTACAGAAGTAGCCAAAGCAGTAACAAGAGATTATAGTGGTTTAATGAAAGCAATAGAAAAGAAAAAAGGAAAATAATAAATGCCTATAATACAATCCATAAGAAGAATATCACCCTTAGACGTAAATAAAAACGTTAGGGTAGGGGTAGCTTTTCCTTTGGATGATGTTAATCTTTTTGATGGAACACAAACAATAAAAGAACAAGTAAAATCTAATTTAATAAATGTTTTACTTACAGAAGCGGGTGAAAGAATTAATGAACCTAATTTTGGTATTGGTTTAAAAGGTTTACTTTTTGAATCAAATGTAAATACTGAAGAATTAAATGAAAAAATAAATCAACAAATAAATATATATGTTCCAGAAATTACATTATTAGATACTATTGTAGATTCAATACCTGATGAATATAAAATATTTATAAAAATAGTTTATATTTTCAATTTAGATAACACAACAGATAGTATACAATTAAATTTTGACTAATGGCTTATAGTAAAGTATCAAATAAAACACAAGAAAAAGACGTAAAATACTTAAGTAAAGACTTTACATCTTATAAAAATCAATTAATAGAATTTGCAGAAGTCTATTTTCCTAATAATTTTAATGATTTTAGTGAAGGTAATCCTGGTATGATGTTTTTAGAAATGGCTGCTTATGTAGGAGATGTTTTATCATTTTATACAGATACACAATTAAGAGAATCATTTTTAACCTTAGCTCAAGAAGAAGAAAATTTATATAATTTAGCATATGCTTTAGGATATAAACCACAAGCAACAAAAGCATCTTCAACAGATTTAAATATTTTTCAATTAGTACCTTCAAAATTAGATAGTGGTGTTTATAAACCAGATTATGATTATGCATTAAGAATATCAGCTAATTCTACATTTACAACACCTAGTGGTAAAAGTTTTTATACTGATAGACTTGTTGATTTTGCTTTTTCTTCATCTTTTGATCCTACAACATTAAGTATATATCAATATGATAGTTCAAATAATCCAGAGTATTATTTATTAAAAAAATCGGCCCAGGTAATTTCAGGAGAAATAAAAACTCAAACATTTGTAATAGGAGCCGCTGAAAAATTTAAAACACTAACCTTATTTGATACTAATATTATATCAATAGAATCTGTAAAAGATTCAGATGATAATGAATATGTAGAAGTTCCTTATATGGCTCAGGATACAATCTTTGAAGAAGTTGAAAACACAGGAGCTAACGATCCCGATTTAAATGGTTTTAATGGTCAAACACCTTATTTAATAAAATTAAAAAAATCAACTAGAAGATTTATATCTAGATTTAAAGCAAACAATGAATTAGAAATACAGTTTGGTGCTGGTACTAGTGATAAAGCAGATGAACAAATAATACCTAATCCTGATAATATAGGTTTGGGAATTAAAGATGGAAGAAGTAAATTAGATACAGCTTATGATCCATCAAATTTCTTATACACAAAAGCATATGGTCAAGTACCTTCAAATACAACTTTAACAGTTACTTATATAGTTGGTGGTGGTTTAGAATCTAATATTAATAGTAATACTATAACAAAAGTAGACCAAATAAATTCAGTACCAAATAATCAAGGAGTAAATACGGGATTATTATCTTTTATACAAAATTCTATAACATGTACTAATCCCGAAGCAGCTAAAGGTGGGGGAGCAGGTGATACTGTAGAAGAAATTAGAATGAATACAATGGCTGCTTTTTCGGCACAAAAAAGAACAGTAACTAAAGAAGATTATCTTATTAGAACATTATCTATGCCTGCTCGTTTTGGTAGAGTAGCTAAAGCATATATAACTCAAGATGACCAAATTTCACCCTTAACAACCGAAGCTAATCGTATACCAAATCCTTTAGCTTTGAATTTATATACTTTAGGATATAATGCTAATAAAAACTTAACAACTCTAAACACAGCTACAAAAACAAATTTAGCAACTTATTTAGAACAATATAGAATGTTAACAGATGCTATTAATATTAAAGATGCTTTTGTAGTTAATTTTGGTCTTGATTTTGAAATAACTGCTTATAAAAATTATAATAATGAAGAAGTAATATTAAACTGTATAACAGAATTACAAGATTATTTTAATGTAGATAAATGGCAAATAAATCAACCTATTATTATATCTGAAATAGAAAATTTAATAGGTAGTGTTAAAGGAGTACAAACAGTAGAAAGTTTAACCATAGATAATAGAAGTGGAACTTTAGGAGGTTATTCACAATACAAATATGATTTTGGTCAAGCAACAAGAAATGGTGTAATATATCCATCACTAGACCCATGTATATTTGAAATAAGGTTTCCAAATACAGACATTAAAGGACGAGTAACAACATACTAATATGGCATATTATTTTATATTTCCCGAAAAAGACGCTACACTATATAGTCACCCTGATAGAACCCAAATGAATTCAGGTCATGATGAAATTTTAGAAATTGTAAAAGAAAAAGGAAGTTCAGATCAAAGATATTATCCTTCAAGAGTACTTATACAATTTAGAAATGAAGACATACAATCAACTATATCTGATAAAATAGGTACATCTATTTTTAATAACGCAACAACAGAAGTAGCTTTACAATTATTATCTTCAGAACATAAAAACTTAACAAGTGTTTTAAATTTAGAAGTTTTTGCAGTATCCCAATCATGGGATGAAGGAACAGGTAGATATTCAAATATCCCTACAAGTTCAAATGGTTGCTCTTGGGTTTATAGAGACAATGATATAACTAAAACAGGATGGACAACTTCAAGTTTTGCAGTTCCAACTACAGGTAGTATAGATGCCTTAGGAATTACTAAAGGAGGAGGAGTTTGGTATACAGGTAGTGCTTTTCAGGGATCACAACAATTTTTAAATGGTGATTCTTTAGATACAAACATAAATGTAACTTCTATAATACAAAAATTTAGTGCTAGTTTAGCTGGTAGAATTTACCCCGATGGTATAACTAATCATGGTTTTTTAATAAAACAACCAGATTCAGTAGAACAAGATACATCTAGTAGTTTTGGTGAAATGAAATATTTTTCTGTTGATACTCATACAATATTTCCACCAAGACTTGTATTTAAATGGGATGATAGTTTACATAGTTCGCAGTCATTAGCAAAACAAAATGGCGAACTAAGTGTTTCATTATATAAAAATCAAGAAGAATATAATCAAAATGATGAAGCAACTTTTAGAATACATGTTAGAGATAAATATCCAGTTAGACAATTTGCATCTTCATCTAATTTTTTAAATGTTGGGTATTTTACAACATCTTCTTTTTATAGTGTAAGAGATGCACACACAGAAGAAGAAATTATCCCATTTGATAATAATTTTACTAAATTAAGTGCAGATAATGATGGTATGTTTTTTAAATTATTTATGAAAGGTTTACAACCTGAAAGATACTATAGAGTATTATTTAAACATACCAACAACGAAGGAACAATAGTATACGATAACAATTATCACTTTAAAGTAGTTAGATAATGGCTAAAAACATACCTAAACAAAATTCAGTAAAAATATCTCCCAAACGACCTAATAAACTTGTATCTAAATTAACGGGAAAGGGTAGTAAGGTTAGTTTTAAATCTGGAAACAAAAAATTTCCAGAAGTATCTTATGTAAAAGAACCTATAAAAAAATCCCCATCTAAAGCAGACATAGCAGCTTCTAATATTTTAAATAAAAAAACAACTTCTACTCCTACCATTAAAGAATCTGGATTAAACGAAGGTGTAGTAAATGTACAAATGAATAAATCTGTTTATGGTAATTATGCATTATCTAATAATTTAGACTCTGAATTCTCAGAACTAGGTAAAACAGATTTAAATAAAGATATATCTACATTCTTTAATTTATATGAAGAATTATTTTATGATATACCAACTAAAGGAGGACTTGAATCACATGAAAATTTAGTTTTAAGATCTAGAGAATATTTAAGAGGTTTTATAGATCCCAAAGATTCAGAAATAGAAAATCTAAATGATCAAATAGAAGAACTACAAGATAAAATATTACAATTAGAATCTAGACCCCAAATTGAACTTAGTGATGATTTAAAAGACCAATTAGAAGGTTTAGCAACAAATGTAACTGAAGCAGTAGAGGATATTGAAGAAGATTTAGAAGCAGAAGCAGCTATACCTGAAATAGTAGATGAAAATGATGATGGTATTGATGATACACTACAGTCTTTTTCAAATTTTGGTACTCCTAAAAGATTAATACTTGGAGCTAGTAATGCTTCAGCACGAAGTGTATTACAAAATCCTAGTTGTATTTATTATAAAGATAAATATTATGGAAGACAGATATATGTCTTTAAAAAGAAAGTAGATAAAAAAAGAGATAGAGTTGTAATATACGATGGTGCGAGAGGGACAAAAGGAAAAAGATATTTAATAGATTTAGACGCTGGAAGTAGTCATAAAATAAGAAAAAGACACTGGAAATCAAAAAATTATACTAAAGTAGATACAAGTAGTAGCTAATGGCAAAAATTTCTAACATAATACAAAATTCAAGAGTTAGTATAGATAATACTATATCTTCTAAAAACATTCAAAAACGTTTTGGAAAACCAGAAGATAATGTAGAATTATTTATATTAGATGGGGGCAATAATATAGTATATTCTGAAGAAAATTTTTCAGAATACTTAGCAGAAAACATAAATGAAGGTCTATTTTCTGAATTTAATATGGATCCTGTTACATTATTACGTAACAAGGGATTTACAGTAGGTAAATATAAAATAGTTCTTAATATTCATAGAAAAAGAATATTTAATGATTATAATAAAAACTTCAAAATAACAGAAATTTCTCCTAGTAGAAGAGAAATAAGAACTATTGGCCAAAATATAGATGAAGAAAGATTAGAAAAATTAATTAGAATATTTGTTAGAGATATAGAAAATTCTGTTTTATTTAAAGATTATGCTTTAAATTTTGGAAATAATAGAATATCTACTGCTATTAATATACAAATAAATAAAAGAGGTAGATCTTTAGAAATCTTATTTAAATTATTTGAACCATTACCTTCTTCTATATCAAATAACGATACATTTAGAATAATAGAAGAAATAACAGATCCAATATCTTTAAATGTGGATATGGGAACACCTGAAGAATTAGATAGAACTGAACAACTTCAGGGTCCTAATTTTAAAATAGATGTACGTTTAAATAATAGTGTACCTTCTTCTTTTAAGGCATATAATGATGTTTTAAATTATAATTTTACATCATCTTATCAAAATCTTTTAAACCAACTTGAAAATAAAGAAATACCAGAAATACAGTATGATTATATCAGACCAGTATCTTCAAGTATGGAAGAATTAGATAAAACTTATCATTTTGAAAATTTTGTACATTTTAGTAGTGCTACTGAACGTTTAAAAAACTTTGAGTATAAACTAAAACTAATAGAAAGATATAAAAAAGAAATAGTAGGTATAAATGATATAGGAGGGAGCACATCAACAGCAACTTTTGTATTAACCGCTAAAGAAGATATAAATCAAAAAATAGAAAACTTAATAAAAGGATTTGATGGTTATGAACAATTCTTATATTTTACTTCAGGTAGTAATTATACATGGCCTAAAGAAACTTCTTCATACCCCTACCAACTGTATCATACATCACACTCAGTTGCTAAAACATGGCTAGGAAATGAAGATTCAGCATTTCCTAATTATGGTGGTCAATTAGTATCAGCTTCACTTTATGATAGACAAAATGAATATGGATTAACAAATTTAATCCCTAAACACATAACAGATAATCCTGATAATAATTTTTATCAAACATTTGTTAATATGATAGGTCACCATTTTGATCTTATATGGACATATATAAAAGCAATAACAGATGTAAATAATACTGATAATATAGGAGGTATTTCGAAGGATTTAGTTTATTTACAACTTAAATCTTTAGGTATAGAAACATTTGATCAATTTGAGAATTCTAATCTTATAGAATATATATTAGGACATGGAACAGGAAGTCAACAATTTTATAATGCCCCTGCTACCCAAACACTAGTAACAGCTTCAAACGCTGGATCAATACCTAAAGGAGACATAGCAAAAGAAGTTTGGAAACGTTTATATCATAATGCGCCTTATCTTTTAAAAACTAAAGGAACAGAAAGAGGAATTAAAGCACTAATGAGTTGTTATGGGATACCAGCCTCATTATTAAATATAAAAGAATATGCTGGTGCTACATCTGTTACAGGTCCTTTAAAAGATATAGATTTAGCTGATTATTATAAAACATTTACTTATGAAAAAGCTAGTTTAGCATTAAAAGGAAATTCGGGTACTGGAGGATTTTTTATAAAAACAAATTGGTCATCTGCTTTAGCTGACACTTATTTTACCACTACCCAACAAGAAAAGAAAACAGTTGAATTTAGAATAAAACCTTTAAGATCAAATAGTACTTATCATTTATTTAGTTTATCAGGTTCTTCTAATGATGGTACAACTAATTTATCAGCTCAAGATGTTCATTTACTTTTACAACCTTATATAGGTAATGACATATCTTCTTCAGGAGATTCAACACAATATGGAAGATTAGAATTACGTCGAGGAGCAAGTAGTGTAGAAGTAACATCACATTTTCCTATATATAATGGAAATTTTTGGGACATTTTTATACATGCTGAAGATGATCCAAGTGGCACTGATGCTTTAGTATCTTTTGGAGCTTATCAAGCTAATTTTAATAAAAATATTTCATCTTATACAACTTCTTCTACCCATGCAAATTATAAATTTACTTGGGGGGTGTCAGAAAAAGGAGCTAAACAAGTTTATTTTGGAGGAGTACCTGCAAACTCATCAACAAATTATAATGCAATTGATGAATTACAATATTCAGGTTCACTTCAAGAAATCAGATATTATTTTGGAGAACTTTTATTAGATACTACTCTTCGAAAACATGCATTAGAACCTTTTATGTATAGTGGTAATTCTATTTCATCTTCTTATGATAATTTAGTTTTAAGATTACCTTTAGGAAGTAATGATCAAGAAAACAGTTCAAGTTTCCACCCTAATATAGACATATCATTTTTAGGTATGGATGGTGGTGTATCTAGCTCTATGACTTCTCAAGAATGGGAAGAAACAATACAAAACCATTTTCATCCAACACCAGACACTGTTGGTATATCAATGACAAGCGAAAAAGTTAGAATTGATGAAGGTACTATAGATAATGACCTTTTATCTATTAAAGTAAAATCAGAAACATCTACATTAGATAGACAACCACCTGATTACGAAGATTTAGGAGTATTTTTCTCACCTACAACTGAAATAAACGAAGATATAGTTTATACTTTGGGTGCCTTTAGACTAGATGATTATATAGGTTCACCTTTACCTTCAGAACAATCTTCTTCTCAATATAATAATTTAAAAGATATAAAAGATGTTTATTTTAAAAAGGTAAAAAAAAGATATAATTATTGGGATTACATAAAAACCATACAATATATAGATCATACATTATTTAAATTAGTAGAACAATTTATACCAGCAAAAGCAAACTTAAAAACAGGTTTATTAATTGAACCACACTATTTAGAAAGAAGTAAATTTGCAAGAGAATTACCAGTAGTAAATTATGGTACTACAATGACCTCTGGATCTTACCAAACGTTTGATTTTAGAATTGATCCAGAAAGAAGTTTAAATTTACAAGAATCTTCTGTCGTAACTACTAATAATCTTTCAACTACTACTGGTAGTAATGGTCAAAGACAAGAACAGGGAACTAATATAACTATAGATATAGATGATTATGTATTAGATGAAATTC